TCGCCGCCACCGGGTCGCACGTCGATGGCGTTGTCGTCGTTCACCGAGCCGTCCTTGTCGGTCGGCCGGAACTCCTCCAGGCGGTTCGTCATCGACGAGTGGTCCGCCGAGGGCTCGTCCTGCTCGCCGCCCATCGAGAGCCGGCTCTCGAAGATCGAGACCGCGCGCGGCCAGCTCCCAGTGTACCAGGAGCCAAGGCGCCAGTCCTTCACCGCCGTGATGCCCACCACCTCCACGACGTCGCCCGCGAAGGCCGTAGTCGTGTTGGCGCCGTCCACCTTCAGCTTCACGTAGCCCCAGTTCGCACCGCTCTTGATGCGGACCAGGCGTCCCTCGTCGCGACCCACCAGGAACGGCGCGTGGCCCACCGCCGTAACGACCGTTGCCGAGCCCGCCGTCCCTACGGACGATACCAGCGTCTTGCCGTCGTCGAGATTCACCGAGCCATACGGGCCGTCGATGAAGTCGATCACCGAGAGCGTCCACTCCGTGTTCCCGGTGCGCTCCAGCTTGCGAGGCGCGAAGTCCTTGTGGACGAGATAGAGAACGTCCGCCGACTGGGCGAAGTGGATCCGGTCATCCCCAAAGAGAGCCGTCTCCGGGTAGGGCGACACGAGCTCGTGAACGACCTCGCCCTTCGGAATGATCGAATTCGGCGTGGCGCCGCCGATCGTCGAGATGTTGATGCCGGGCCCCGTCGGCGTGGTGTCGATCTTGAACTTCACATTGTCCGTCACGCCGACGATGTAGTATTCGACGCCCTCAGCTAGCGGCGTGGGGAGCCCGGTCCCGCCGTCCAGCAGCGTGAAGGGGCCCTCGCCCGAGACGTAGAAGTGAGGGTCCACGGTGGTGATGGTGTCACCGGCCGTATCCACGCCCGTGTCGATGAAGGTGCGCGTCGGGGCGAGCACGAAGCCTTCGAGCGCGTAGACCCGGATGTAGAGGTCTCCGAACTCCAACATGTAGGCCTGCTCGGTCGAGAACACGAAGGGGATGAGCTTCGAGCGCTTCGTGGCGCCCGCCTTCGTCTCCTTCACGAAGGTCGTGCCCTGACGCCTCCGCGCTCCGCCCTCGGGCAGGACGGAGAAGTTGAGAAGCTTCTCTACGCCCGCGTCGTACTTGGGAAGCTCGTAGCGTCCGCGCAGGACCTTCGAGAGCTCGCCCGCGTTGAATGCGTTCTGCGCGCGATCGATCTGGCCCTTGGAGCGGCGTGAACCTTGCCTGGCGACCGGAGCGGCCACCTAGAACCTCTCTTGGATCCAGGAGTAAGACTCGCCGTCATCTATTCGCGGGGGATCTTCCTGGCCGTCCCTTGCCGCCGCGTCGGAGAAGGCGTCCCGGAACCAAGACTGCATCCGCAGCGCCTTGGCGTCGGAGGCCAGGAGCGGCTCGGCCCACTCCATCGCCAGCTTCGCGGCGAGCGCCTGGCGGAATAGAGGCGACATGCGCCCCGTGTCCTCGATCCGCTTCAGGTAGACGATGTTGATGGGAGAGGCCAGGTCCGCAGCGATGATGGTGGAGCCGCCCAGGGACTCGACGGCGTACTGCTCGTCGCGGGCATCGACGACATCGTGGAGCTGAATGTAGTCAGGCGGAACCGGGAAGGCATTCAGCCACTTCGAGACCGGCTTCTCCACCGAGGCCGTGAGCGACGCGCGCGTCGTGTTGAAGTTCCAGGCAATCTTCTGGAGCAGCTCGTCCCGGTACTCCGCGTAGGTGGTGCGCGCCAGATCCCCCGCCACTCCCTCGTCGGCGAAAGCAAGAATCGGGCGCTCCCCCAGCTTCGAGAGCGCCAGGTTCACGATTCCGACCTCGCTCATGTCGACTCCTCAAGGCGAAAAGGGAGCGGGGCGTCCACCGTCGGCCACCCCGCCCCTCTCCGATTCAGCCGGAGTCCCCCGGCCTAGTCGCCCGTCGCGACCAGGAACATGAACCGCGCGGTCCCGCCCCCGGCCGGATCCCCGATGGACTGCATCACGATGTCGTACTGCGTACCCGGGTCCGGAGCCGCTGCCAGACCAGCCACCTCCCAGATCGCCTTCCAGGCCAGCGTCGGCGCCAGGGCATTGGCACCGCTGCCGAGCGGCATCGAGCCAGCGTCCTCGAGATCGTCCCGGGCACCGGTAAGCGCCAGGCCGTCCACCAGTACGTCGGCATCGACCACGACCTGGTCGGCCGTCACCCAGTCGCCTGCCGCCCAGGGACCGATGTTGCAATCGGTCCAGCCCGCATCCGCCGTGTTCTGCACGAAGATCGCCAGAATACGGTCCGTCGCCTTCAGCCGGGTGAGCACGTAGAGATGCCCCGCCGCGTCGCCTGCGATGGACACCACCTCCGCGATCTCCACCCGAACCTGCCCCCGGGCCTCGTGGACATCGTTCATCGTGATCGGCTTGGCGAGCAGGTTCGCCATCAAAGTGCTCCGTGAATTCGCCATGATCTCTCTCTCCTGCTCACGCTAGTGAGCGTTTCGTCCTTGGATCGAAGACCTCTCGCGCCCTGGCCTACTCCTGCGCCAGGACCTTGATGACCTTCTTCTCCTCCATGCGAACCGAGCCGATGTCGGTGCCGGCGTAGACCTGGATCGCGTTGTGCTTGTCCCGGCGCCGACCGATGTCGATCTCGATGTCCATATTGACCCCGAGGAGCATCCCGGACTGCGCCCAGAAGCCGCAGACCCGATCGCTCCCCACCTTGGCGAGCCGCTCGGAGACCTTGATGCGGAAGCCCAGGAACGGAGCCGGCGAGATGCCAGTCTCGAGGGTCTTCTCGAAGAAGTCCCGCGAGATGAACTCCGTCTGGCCCCACATGTCCTTCAGCTGCTTCGACGACATGCAGGCCCACCAGGCCTCTTCCTCCGGGTCGTTCTCGAAGGCCCGCAGCTTCTCCGAGGCCTCCTTGAACTTGTCGGTCGTCATGCCGACGCCACCCGCCGCCACGTTGTTCCCCGCCGCCACCGGGAAGGTGACGGTGAGCTGTCCCGTCTTCCCCGCCTTGGCGTCGCCGAACATGGCGAGGATCACCTCGTCGTCCATCGCGCGGTTCAGCGCGAAGGTCGAATTCTGGGCGTACCGATTGGTCGGGTCGCCCAGGATCCGCAGCTCGTCGTCCTTGTCCAGCAGGTCGGCGTCGTAGTAGAACGACGAAGACACCTCGCGCCGATCGTGCGGGGTGCTCGTGAGCTCCGTATCGGCGTGGCGAGTCGTCTTCTTCTTGGCGTTCTTCGGCCCGATCCGGTCGAAGTAGCTCTTCTCGCCGCTGATCGTCTCGACCCGGACCGTGCCGCGAAGCTTGGCCCGGCGCTGCTGGAGCAGGATGTCGAGGCTGGAGCGGTACTCCTGATAGTGAAGGGTCTCGATCTCGACGGACATTTTGTGTCCCCTCGTTGATTCGCACCGTTGCGTTTCATCGAAGGGGGGTGCCCGGAGACGCTCCGGATCCTCTTCTCGCCATTTACAGGGGGCGTGTCCCCGGCCCTACTTTCAGGCGAGCACCAGATCCCTTGCGGGGGTGTCTGGGTGGTCAGTCTTCGACGACCCTGGAACCTCCCACGATCGCCGCGTTCAGTGCCGTTCGCTCTGCGATGAGCGCCGCGTGGTCCGGGTGGGTCTTGTCGTGCAAGGCCTTCACCTTCTCCGGATCCGCGTTCATCTTCGAGAGCGCCGCCTGCGCCTCCTTCGGCGTCTGTGACGTGCGCTGGAATACCTTGTCGTCGCCGATCTGGTGATCGGCGAGCAGCTCGCCCAGTCCCGCGAGCACCTGCAAGAAGATCGGATGACTCCCCATCGGCGTGCCGTCTTCGAGGAGCGTCCCCGTAAGGAAGGCGTTCATGTCGACGGTCGAATTCGGACCCAGGCCGAGCTTCACGGCGCGACCCGCCGCGTCGACCTTCGCCGGGTAGGCCTGGCCCCACTTCTCTTGCAGCGCCTTCGTGCCCGCACCGTTCGCCGCGTCGATCTGGCTGCTGCGAGCCTCGCCCTCGCCCTTCACCCAGTCCGCATAGCCGGCAATCATCTTGCGAGCCATCGCGTTGCTGAGTCCCGCCTCGTGCGCGATGCCCAGCAGCTTCGCCTGCCCATCGTCGCTCCAGCCCACGCCCTCGGGAGCCTTGAACTCACCGAGATCGTACTTCTCCGCCGTCTCGGGCCGACCGAGCCGCCCGTAGTGCTCGTTCCAGTCCGATTCAGTCCAGCCGTCCTGCGGGGCCGGGATCTTGTCGCCACCGATGAGCTTCTGGGAAGACGCCAGCTTGAGAACGGCGTTCTTGTGGAAGTCGGCCTCGTCGGGGTGGTCCTCGAGGAGCTTCGCGATGGCCGGAATGGTCTGAAGATCCGGGGGGAGCGCCTGGTAGGAGGCGGGGCCTACCGGAACATCGAGGCTGGGATCCGGGCTAGGGCTCGGGTCCGGACTCGGAGAAGGATCCGGCGTCGGTGACGGGTCCGGATTGGGATTCGGATCTAGACTCAATCGACCTCCCCTTCGGTCTCCGCCTGCGCGATGCGCGAGGCGAGCTCCATCAAGTGCCCTTCATCGTAACGCAGTCGCACCAGAAGGTGAAGATAGACCTCCCGGCATCCCTCGCGGCGCCCCAGCTCCCGGTCCGTGATGGCCCGGCCGTCCGCTCCGGTCGGCGGGTCGAAGGCCGAGCGCTGCCCACCCGTCATCTCGACCAGATCAGCCAGGACCCGCTCGCCCGCGCGCGTCCCGAAGACCTCCTGGTAGTCCTTCCGCTTCATCTGGAGCCGGCGGAGGACCCGGCGCATCACCCGGGCCGTGCGCCCCTCGGGCGGAGGCGAGAGCGGATCGTAGTCCTCCTCGCTCAAGCCGCAGTCGCCACGGCCGGTACCCCAGCGCCGCCCGTCTTCTGCACGACGTCGGCCACGGCGCCCGCCTGGCGCTCCGCCTCGCGCTCCTGCGCCTTGCGGTTGTCCGCCTCGATGAGGCGCTCCACCTGCTGGCGGGTACGGACCACCTGGGGCGGCACGCCGAGGCCGTCGGCCGTAACCAACCCTGCCTCGACGCCATCGAGCACGTGCATCACCTCAGGCTGACTCTGGGCCAGGTTCGCAATGAAGGTCGCGAAGTCCACCACCGCCTTCACGTCATCGGCGCGCTGGGCGCGCATGATGGGCGAGAGGTACTCCACCTTGAGGGGCAGCTCACGGACCTCGGGCGGAGGCTCGGGCATCCGACCCGAAGAGAACTCGATGTCGAAGACGCGATCCACCAGC